TTTTTAAGCACAACCAGTGAGCATGGTGGGGTTACAATAACAAACCCAGGTAGCAACCAATTAGAATTTAACGTTGTCCAAGGGTCAACAACAAAAAGAGGAGCTCTAGAATTAGCAACAAATACAGAGGCGACTACAGGTACAGACACAGTTAGAGCAGTTACTCCAGCTGGTGTTGCTGCTGCACTTGCTGCAACAGGATTTGCTGTAGATTTAGACGCAAATGAGAGCGCTGTAACTAAGTCAAGTAATACTTATACAGTAACACATGGATTGGCCTCACAAGACTTAATTGTACAGGTTGTAGATATTTCAGCAGGTACTCCAACATTTGACACAGTTCATGTAGATATAACAAGACCAGATACTAGTACTATTAAAGTTGAGTTTGCAGGCTCTGTTACAGATGACGATTATAGAGTTCTTATTACTAAAGTAATGTAATTAAATGATAATTAGAGTAGAGTATAATAAAGAAGATACTACTTTAACGCTAACAAAAGATGATGATATAGTTGCTGTTATAAACGAAACAAATATTGTAGATAATAGCGAGAAACTATTATTCGAGATAGCGCTAGACGTATCACAATATCAAGAACAATATAACGAGTTAATAGTAGATGGCGACAATAACGAGTAATTCATCAGGAAATTGGGCTACGGCATCTACGTGGGTAGGAAATTCTGTTCCTGCCGCTGATGACTTGGTGGTTATTGCGCATGGCCACAAAGTTACTTTAAGTTCAAATATACAATCAACAAGAACAGGAGACGTTACTATAGATGGTAATTTACATTTTGCTAATGGTGGTAAAATGCACTTACATGGTCGGATGACTGTTAAAAATACCAGTAACTCTAACAATACTGCTGGCGAATTTGTTGAAGGCACTAGCACTTCAGGTTCGCTACTTAGTATGGTCGGTGGTACTGAAATAAAAATTTCAGGCGACCAAGCTGCACAACACGGTATACAGGTTGATAGTAGAAGATGGTGTGGTGTTCAGATAGATGGCAGCGAACCAACTTTAATAACAACTGTTAATGGTAATCAAGCGCCAGACGCTACATACATATCAGTAGCAGACGCTTCAAATTTTGCGGCTAACGATAGAATATCACTTTACAAAAGAGAAGAAGATTTTTCACTTGTAAATGACGAATGCTTTTTTGTTCATGACGTAGACACTACGAATGATAGGATTTATGTTAGAAGATATGTTGGCCCTGAAGCAACAATACAGTCTGTTAGTGGTTCTACAATAACAATATCTGAGGATGCAGAAATATTTAGAGTTGGTTATTATTTAATATTTGGTACTGGTAGTAATAGAAACGTACTACGTGTCACAGATATAAGCAAAAATACCATAACCTTTGGTAGTACTGTAGACAACGACCCTTCCTTAATTGGCACAAAAGTATACCAAACTGGCACCGAAAAATATCACATAGATGGAAAATTCTGCAGAAGAATTGCAAGCGCTATAGCAACAGAATACGTAGGTGCTACTAATCTTAGGACTATTACACTTAATGATGTAACTGATTTTTCAACTGGCGACACAGTTTATATACATGCTAGTTTTGATAAACTTGGTGGTAATCTTGTTGGTGATTATTATTACAGCGCTAGCGGTTTTGGAAGCACTTCGGTAAGCGCTAATGAAGGGCAGTGGAGGCTCAAAGCTAACTACACAATAACAAGTGTTGATTCTAGTGCTAAAACTATAACCGTTGATAGAGATATAATTTTTAATGGCGCAGTAGGTGACCCTGTTGTAAAAATGAAAAGAGATATTGTTATTAAAGCTTGTGATAGTAGTGGTAATGATATAGCTGATGCAGATAACTCTACAGCAAGAGTCTTTTTTAATGTAAAATATTGGACAAACAACAGTTGGAATAACGCACCAACAAGAAGGGTTAAAATAAAATATGTAGAGTTTATAGGGTTAGGTAATAACACTAATGATGGTACAAATTTTAGGTCAGGTGTAAATATAGCTGGTTATAATGGTTATTTCAGAAAATCTACAACAGGTAGTGCCGCAGACAATACAACAATACATAATAGTAACGGTATTACGCAAACAGGTGAAAACTATTTAGATGGATGTAGTTTTACAGCATACAACCATGCTGGTAATGATGATAGGGATGGTGAAACTTATATTGGTATAACTGTAAGACACCCTTATGGTATGGTTAATAGAAATCATATAGTAGTTGGAGCAGGTAGAGGTATTTGGCATTGGAGTTCACAATACTTTGTAAAATCACATGGACATATAACAGCACACTGTAATTATTCTAACATGTCTTATGAAGCTGCGTATGAATATGCTAATGAATACTCATATATGCAGGGTTACAGTTCTGAAGATTATGGTTTTTTATTTCATAATCTTGGCAGACAAAACGACCAAACATTGGTTGCTTATTTAAGAAGTGAAAATCAACGTGGGTATGCTTTTTATTTTGGAGGAAGCACCGTAGGCCCTCATTACAAAAGATTTTTTGCCGATAAATTTAGTCAAGCAACGTATATAGCTGATAGTGTTAGTAATTTCCATGTATATGATTCTAAAATATATCCTAATTCTTGGGATGCAACTTCTAGTATATATAAAACAGGTTCTATTGGTAGAAAATACCCAAATGTTGTTTTAAATCACGCGAGTGGTCATCAAGCTTTATATAGAGGCGGTACTGGTTGGAAAGCTGTTTGTTGTTTTAGTGAACAAGGGTTTAAAGAAAGTGAAAAAGTATTTATATATTACAATATAACAAGATTTAAAAATTTAAAAGGCTACGCTCGTGACTTATATGCTTCTGCATGGAGTGGTAATCCTAACGCTTTTGGTATAATTCAAGTACCAGCAAACTGTACTGTTAAAATAAAATCTGTAATTAAAATAAATGAAACAGAGTGGGATGGAACAAGTAGAGGGGTTGACTCATCTTCTCCACCTCATCTAATAGCAGCGTATGCTTTTAACGCAAAATATGGCGCTAATGAATATGATGTTAACTCTAATAATCATATATTTTATCAAGATAATCTAGATTTAGATGATTCAAACGAAACAGCAGATTTAAAAAATAGTACGCAAGCTCAAGGAAAACTATATAATGGTTTTATAGAATACGTGCAACACACTACAGATGCAATTGGAGCTTTTGAAACAAAAATATTAACAGTACAGCCTCAATACACAAGTTACTATTTAAGATTTGGTTATCATTTTAACGACCATGATTTAGTTCATGAAGGTTTTGAAGCAGAAGATATACATGTAGCTATGTCAAAAGCACCTGCTAATGGATTGCAAATGTGGCCAATGAATTTTGCAAAAGTAACAATTAGACCATCAGCAAATTTTGCTGTTGGGAAAAAAAGAATATCAGGAAGAATATAAATTTTAATTATGCCAATACCATTTTTACATAACATACTAATAAAAGACGAAAACCATATACAGTTTACTACTTCAGCAGGAGCTAATGCTGGTAAAATTGACCAAAGTGGCAATGACCTAGTTTTAAGTAATGCTGTTGGTGATATTATTATTGGTAATGGTAGTGATGATGTTTTTATTGGTGATGGTACAAACACTGTAGATATTAGGTTTGAACAGAACATGGCTATATTTGCTGATTCTAGTTCAACAAGAACCTTAACATTAGGTGGAGCAAATACAAGTGTAGTAATAGAAAGTCCAACTATTAATGGTAGTTTGAGCTTAGGCGCTACAACCATGAGTGATAATCTTATATTTACTACAACCAATGGTCATATAGTGTTTGACTATGAAACATCAGACACAGGTGAATATGGCTCAGAAGTAGCCTTGTTAAAAATAGATAGAGGCGGCACAGAAAAAACAATACTTAGTAGAGTTAGTAAAGAAGGTGGAATTGCATTAGGGGCTGACGATACAGTTGCTATTGTAGCTGGAGATACAAAATCTGTTATTAAAGATAATCTAAACCTTGTAAATGAAAATGTAGTGCTTGCCTCTGAAGGTGGTTTTACTGCTTATGGTTTTCCTGGGAATGATGTAACTTGGTCAAATAGAAATGTGTTTCAATTTAGGTCTGATAGCACTACAGCTAGTGAAAATGGATTATATATAGGTGATGGTGGCCAAACACAATTCATAGATTTAAGTAGAAACTTAGTAAATATTGCTAGTATAAGAAGTAATACTAATATACCATTTTTAACATTAACAGGTGGTGCTCAAAAAATTAGAGTTAGTAGTTTATATGCTGGAACAACATATGCTGATGATGGTTCAAGTGCTGGTGAAATTGATGCTTTAAATGGATATAGAGTAGCTGGTACATTAGTTATAGACTCATCAAGAAACTTAGCAAATATTGGAACAATAGGTTCTGGAGCTATAACATCTACAGGTAAAATACAAGGTACGGAATTAGAAGGTACTAGTTTAGATATAAATGGTAACGCTGATATAGCTGGTGAACTACAAGTAACAGTAAATGGAACTGCAACATTAATATTAAGAGGAGACAATAATAACTCTGGTGATACTGGCCAACTAGATTCTACTATTAAAATGCTTCATGATGACGGAACGCATGGTGTATTAATGGAAACTAAAAACTATGCTGGCAAGCAGTCTTTTGAAATAAAATCTTTAGCAGCTGGAACAGAAAGTAGCAGGTTTTTAATACACCAAGATGATTATATAACTACATCAGGTGATATTCTTCCTCAAACAGATAATTCAAAAGATTTAGGTAGTAGTTCGTATAGATGGCAAAATGTTGTTGCTGTTAATCTACATGGTGATGGTAGTAATATAACAAACGTTGCAGCTAGTTCAGCTAGTAATGCAGATACGGTTGATAATTTACACGCTTCTTCATTCTTGAGAAGTGATGAAGCTGACACAGCAACTGGTAAAATAACGTTTACCCAAAATGCCGCTACAATAGCTCTTGCAGGTACAAACCATACTTATGCAGAATTTTACAAAACAGGCACAGATAACAGCAGAAGTGCTTATTTAGGTTTTGGTTCAAGTGGTACCAATCATTTTAATATTGCAAATGAAATATCAAGTGGTAAGGTTATAATAGATACTAATGGAGGTAGTGTTGAAATAAACGACAATACATCTATAGCTGGTAATTTAAGTATAACTGGTACGGTTGATGGTGTTGATATAGCTGCACTTGCTGCTGCAAACACTGGAACAAATACTGGTGACCAAGATTTAAGTGGATTATTACCATTAACTGGTGGTACGTTAACAGGTGATTTAACTTTAGATGATGGCTCAGGTGAATCGCCACATATTATTTTTCAAGATGATGACGATATAAAATTTAGAGTTTACAATGCAGATAATAATGATTTGATTATTACTAGACAGGATAATGGTGGTGCTGATTTTGTAATACACGCTGACGCAAGCGCACACACAAGTAGTTATTTAACTATTGGTGGCGCTACTGTTAGCCCTACGAAAATAGGTCAATGGAACACAGCGTATACATACTCTCAAGTTGGGCATGTACCTTTAGCTGGTGGTACTATGACTGGTGATTTAACTATTACTCATGCTAGTACTCCTAGAATTGTAATTACAGACACTACTAATGATGTAGATTTTAGAATTAGAGCAGCTAACTCATATGTGTTTATAGAAGCTGATACTGATGATGATGCGGCTTCTACTAGAATACAGTTCAAAGTAGATAATGTTTTAGTTCATGAATATTTAGCAGCCAGCCAAATAGCCCATAAGGATATTACTATAAGAAAAGAACATGCAACGTCTAAAGCAGTTCTTGATATTTCAACAAGAAAAGACCATACTGGTAGCGGTAACTTTTCTACTGGTGATGATGTTGGTGCAGTAAATTTTAGAGCAAGAGATAGCGTTGTTACAAGTGACTTAACAGTTGGTACTATTTTAGTAGAAGCAGATAATGTATTTACAAGTTCAGATAAGAAAACAAGAATGAAAATGCAGGTATACACTGGGTCTGCTTTAGAAAATGTTTTGTTTTTAGACTCTGACAAAAGCGCTACTTTTTATGGTAATATAATTACTAGTGGAACAATTGATGGGCGAGACGTTGCTGCAGATGGAACCAAACTGGATGGTATTGCTGCAGGCGCAACCGCAAATACAGGAACGGTGACAAGTGTAAGCGCAACAGCACCATTAACATCAACAGGAGGAACAACACCAACTATCGCTGCTGATACTGCTGACGTAGGTAGCAATTCATCTAAATTAGCAACAGGTGCTCAAATACAGCATGCAATTGATACTGCTGTATCAGGATTAACATCTAATGCAGGTACAGTAACTAGTGTAACAGCTGGCAATGGTATGACACAATCTGGTACTAGCACTGTAAACCCAACATTAAATGTTGTAGGTGGTGATGGTATTACTGCTAATGCAGATGATATAGCTATTGATTATAGCAATGGAAGTGATAATGTAATTAATAGTGCATCAACAGGAACACCTACTAGTGGCTCCACTATTTTATTCAATGATTCTGGAGGTGTAAATAAAGTTTCTTTTAGCAATCTTTTTTCAAGTAATATGGTAGCGGACATAGCTATGGCAAGAGATGTACCTATGGTAATTCATGCGTCTTTTGATGATACAACATCTTCTACAAGTAATTTAATAATACCTTTAGCAGGGAGTATAACAGAAACAAGCGTATCAGGTGCGTCTGCGCCACACTTCTTTACCATTCCATATGCATGCGTATTAAAAAAAGTAATAATGAAAACAGTGTCAGGCTCTCAGAGTTCTTCATTTACAACAGAATTAAAAGCTTACAAAAATGGTTCAGTTTCAGGTAATTCTTCAAGTGGTGAGTTGACACATGTGAGTTCCTCAATATCATGGACGCCTACTGCCAACAGTGATATTACATACGCAGCTGGTGATAAATTTTCTTTAGTTTATCAAAAAAGCTCAACTAGTAAATATTGGCAAGATGTTGCAGTAACAATAGTATTTACGTTAACAGATTATGATATATAAGATATGGGATATTTTGAAAATTTAAATATAGATAATTACAACCTTGACACTGATGGAGAGGTAAGATATATAGATGGAGCGCTTAGATTTGTTCCTTGGCTGGAAGGCATTGAAGACACAATATACAAAGGGTGTGTTGAAGATTTATTGGCATTAGATTGGACAGGTTATAAATTATATTTAGTTGGTGGCTTGTTAGAGGGTTGGAAAACTACAGATATAGATATTTGTATTACAGGAGATATAGGTGATAATCTATCAACTTTAATGGAAGATGCAACAAAGCTAGGGCCATTTGATGTATACTATGTAAAGTCTTTGGATGAAATAAAAGGCAATGCAAATAGGATATGGGAATTCGCAAAACACACTGACAGAAGGGGTGTTAGAGCTCCTAGGTGGCACGGTCAATGGAAAAGCGATGGATTGTTTTGGATGACTGAAAAATTTAATGATAAGGGTAGAACTTACACAAAGGAACCTCTGGCCTTAAATTAATTTTGTATATTAGTAAATAATTTAATTTTAATAAAATGGCAACAAAAAAAGTAGAACCTAATGTCGTTAAAGTAGACGACAAATCACTAGAAGAATTAAGAAACCTTAGACTAGGGCAACAAAGACTTCAAATTGAAGTTGGAGCTGTTGAAGCCCATAAGGCTGCACTTGTAACTGAAATTGGAAAATTTGCGGACAAAATAAGCGCAATTATGAGAGAGTTAGAAGAAAAGCACGGTAAGGGTAATTTAAACTTAGAAACAGGCATTATTATTCCTCTAGAAGAAAAAGTAGAGGAAAATGTTAATTCGTAAAATTTCAGTAGGTGCCGACTACAAAGGTAGTTGTATGCACTACTTAGTAGGGCAAAAAGTTTTAAACGGCACATATACAATTCATTTGATTGAATACTCAGCTAAATCTGATTCTTATATTATATATATAGAAAGAAACAGAGAGGTTGTTCAATGGAAAGAATTTAATAAAAATATGCCTATATCAATTGAATTTAATATTGATTTTTGATGAAATCCCCTTTTTATTTTTTAATCAAATCAAAAGGCAATCATTACAATAACGAAATCACATTGGCAGGTCAGAAGATGATTGTGAACAGCAGTGTTGCTGAGCATATGCATGTCAATAGGTTTGCGGAAGTTTTACAAACTCCAACATACTACAAAGGAGAAATCAAAAAAGGTGACACGATTATAGTTCACCACAACGTCTTTCGTATTTATTACGACATGAAAGGACGACCAAGGAAATCACCTAATTACTTCAAAGGTGATGTTTATATTATAGACCCCTATCAATTTTATTTATATCACGATGGTGAAAACTGGTATTCTGTAGATGATTATTGTTTTGTAAAACCTACTGAAATGGAACACAAGTACTTACATGAGGAGGGGCTAGAAGAAAACACAGGCTATGTAACATACTCTAATAAAAATTTAGAATCTATAGGTATTAAAAAAGGCTCTAAAGTAAACTTTAGAAAAGACAGTGAGTATGAGTTTGAAATTAATGATGAAAAAATGTATAGAATGAGCACCAGAGATATATGTACAATTTTAAATTAACTTTATGAGTGTAAATGATATAAAAGAAAGAATAATAAAAGCAGGGCACGAAGCTGTCAAACAATTAATTAAGGTTGCAGAGGAGGAAATAATAAAGCCTGACCCTGAAGACGAGCTTGCTGCAGATAGATTGAAAAATGCAGCAGCTACAAAAAAGCTTGCAATATTTGATGCTTTTGAAATTTTAAATAGAATAGAAGTAGAAAAAGCATTGATTGAAGGTAAGCCAGTAGAAGAAAAACAAAAATCTTTTTCAGGTTTTGCAGAAAGAAAATCTAAGTAATGTATCAACAAACTCTATATGGCATTGTAAACCCTATTGACGAAGAAGTTATAAATAAACTAAATAAGTCAAAAAGCTGGAAGTATGGATATAATTCTGAACATGATGTTGTCGTGATATCGAAAACAGGAATGATTGGTGAAGTATATCAAATACAAAACCTAAAAATAGCTTTACCAAAGAAACCTAAAAAGGTTTTTAGATTCAAAGAAAATAAATGGCAAGCTGCTGAATACCCTAAAGAGCTCAATCGTATTAAAAGTATTTTTGATTGGAGAGAATACCCAAGTGATTTTAAAAACAAATACATTGATTATATTGAAAGTGAGTTTGAAAAAAGAGATGAGGGCTTTTGGTTTTACAATAAAGGAATACCTACGTACATTACTGGCGCACACTACATGTATTTGCAGTGGTCTAAAATAGATGTCGGTAAGCCAGATTTTAGAGAGTCAAATAGATTATTTTACTTTTTTTGGGAAGCGTGTAAAGCAGACCAGCGTTGTTATGGTATGTGTTATCTTAAAAACAGAAGAAGTGGCTTTTCTTTTATGGCGTCAGGTGAAACTGTAAATCTTGCCACAATAAATTCAGATTCTAGATTTGGTATATTGTCTAAGTCAGGGGTTGATGCAAAAAAAATGTTTACAGATAAAGTTGTACCAATATCAGTCAACTATCCGTTTTTCTTCAAGCCGATACAAGACGGTATGGATAGACCAAAATCAGAACTAGCATATAGGGTGCCAGCATCAAAACTCACAAGAAGAAATATAACAAGCACAGATAAAGTTGAGGAGCTCTCAGGTTTGGATACAACAATAGACTGGAAGAACACAGGAGACAATAGTTATGATGGAGAAAAATTAAAACTGCTTGTTCATGATGAAAGCGGAAAATGGGAAAAGCCAAATAACATTTTGAATAACTGGAGAGTTACAAAAACTACATTAAGGCTCGGTAGTAGAATTATAGGTAAATGTATGATGGGCTCAACATCAAACGCTTTAGATAAAGGTGGTGATAATTTCAAAAAATTATATTATGATTCAGATGTTACAAAGCGAAATAAAAATGGGCAAACTAATTCTGGATTATATTCGTTTTTCATTCCTATGGAGTGGAATTATGAAGGTTTCTTAGATGAGTATGGATGGCCAGTTTTCGATAATCCTGAAACAGAAGTATTTGGCCCTTATGGAGACGCTATATATGGAGGTGTAATTGACCATTGGAAAAATGAAGTAGATGGTTTGAAAAATGACCAAGATGCTTTGAATGAGTTTTACAGACAGTTTCCAAGGACAGAGTCACATGCTTTTAGAGATGAATCAAAAAACACTATATTTAATCTTTCTAAAATATACGAACAAATTGATTATAATGACTCTTTTGCTATTAAGACAAGTATTACTAGGGGTTCTTTCACGTGGAGGAATGGACAAAGGGATACAGAAGTTATATGGGTTCCTGATAGTAATGGTCGTTTTTTTACTTCTTGGACTCCTTCTAATAGTCTAGCGAATAATGTAATACACAGAGGGACAAGAAAAATACCTGGTAATGCGCACTTAGGTAGTTTTGGTTGTGACTCTTATGACATATCAGGTACGGTTCAAGGAGGTGGGTCAAAGGGTTCGTTGCATGGTATGACTAAGTTTCATTTGGAAGACGCGCCGTCAAACTATTTTTTTCTAGAATATATATCTAGACCCCCTACAGCTGAAATATTTTATGAAGACGTTTTGATGGCTTTACATTATTATGGTATGCCAATATTAGTTGAAAATAATAAACCCAGGCTTTTATATTATTTGAAGGAAAGAGGGTACAGAGCTTTTTCTTTGAATAGGCCTGATAAACACAAGAACGTTTTATCTAAAGCAGAAAGAGAGTTAGGTGGTATACCTTCATCTTCAGCAGTCATATCAGCGCATGCAGAGTATATTGAAGCGTATATTCAAAATCATATCGGTGTTATTAATGATGAAGATAATATGGATTTTGGAAACTGCGGTTCCATGTTTTTTAACAGGACTCTTTTGGATTGGTCAAACTACGATATTAACAATAGAACTAGGTTTGATGCTACTGTAAGTTCAGGATTTGCCATAATGGCTAACTTTTCTAAACAAAAAGTTGTTGACAAAAAAGATAATCAAATAAATCTTAACTTTGCAAAGTATAGCAACAAGGGATTTGTTAGTAAAATTATATCATAACTTATATGAATAAAAACAAATATAGTGGAGGTGGTGGTTTCCCAAATCAATTCGCTCCTGATGAGCAAAAAGCATCTTTAGAGTACGGACTAAGAGTAGGCCAAGCAATTGAGTCAGAATGGTTCTCAAATGACTATGGTAGTTCGTCTTATGGAGAGGTTCGTTCCGAATATCTAAAAAGGAGATTGTATGCACGTGGAAAACAACCAATAGAAAAGTATAAAAACGAACTAGCTATTAATGGTGATTTGTCATACCTTAATCTTGACTGGACACCAGTCCCTATCATACCAAAATTCGTTGACATAGTTGTAAACGGTATTTCTAATAGACTTTTAAAAGTAGATGTAGAAGCAATTGACGAGCTTTCTAGTGTTGTAAGGCAAAACTTCAAGCAAGAAGTAAGAGCAGATATGCTTGCAGCACCAATGCTTAATATGCTAAAAGAAAAAACTGGGGTGAATGCATTTAACTTTGATGAAGAAATGCTTCCACAGTCAGATGAAGAATTAAACCTATACATGAAGCTAAGGTTTAAGCAAGGTGTTGAAATAGCGCAAGAAACAGCAATAAACACCTTATTAGAACTAAACAACTACGATGAGATTAAAAGAAGGGTTGACGAAGATAATGTTGTGTTAGGTATTTCAGCGGTAAAACATTCTTTTGATGTTCATGATGGTGTAAAAATAGAATATGTAGACCCTATAAATCTTGTATACTCGCAAACAGAAGACCCAAACTTTAGAGATTGCTATTACTTCGGAGAGGTTAAATCTGTGCACATAAATGAAATAAAAAAAATAAATCCAAATCTTACACAAGAAGAAATAGAAGAAATATCTAAAATTGCTGGAAGACATGATGGTTATAGAAGCACAATAAACTTACAGACCAACAGTGGTTTGGACAAATCAAACGTATCGTTGCTTTATTTTTGTTACAAAACCGATAAAGAAATTATTTATAAAGTTAAAAAGACTATGAATGGTGGTGAAAAAGCACTAAAAAAAGATGCTGATTTTAATCCACCAGCAACAGCTCAGGCAAGATTTGATAGAGTAGCAAGAAGAATAGATGTTTGGTATGAAGGTGTTATGGTTTTAGGAACAAACCGAATACTAAAATGGCAGTTAATGTCAAACATGGTTCGACCAAAATCAGCTTTTCAACAAACGATACCACCATATTTAGTTAATGCAATCAAAATGGATAAGGGACATATTGATTCTTTAGTAAAAAGAATGATACCTTTTGCAGACCAAATACAGCTTGTCCATTTAAAATTACAACAAGTAGTGTCTAAAATGATACCAGATGGTGTATTTATAGATGCAGATGGTTTGAATAGTGTAGATTTAGGTAATGGAGCTTCATATAATCCATCAGAAGCTTTATCTATGTATTTCCAAACAGGTTCTGTTATAGGTAGAAGCTATACTGAAGATGGTGAATTTAATAACGCTAGAGTCCCTATACAAGAATTAACAAGCAGTGGTTCTAATGCAAAAATCAACAGCTTAATAACTATGTATAATTATCAATTAAACATGATACGTTCTGTAACCGGTATTAATGAGGCAAGAGACGGTAGTATGCCTGATAAAAATGCATTAGTTGGTGTACAAAAACTAGCTGCATTAAATTCTAACACAGCCACAAGACATGTGTTACATTCAGGTGTATCCTTAACAAAAAGATTGTGTGAAGCAATGTCTTGCAGAATTAGCGATATACTTATGTATTCAGATTTTGTTGAAGACTTTACACGAATGATTGGTAAGAATAATATGGAACTTATAGCGGAAATGGAAAACATGCATCTTCATGACTTTGGTATATATATTGAATTAGAGCCAGATGAAGAAGAAAAGCAAATTCTCGAAAACAACTTACAACAAGCTATAGCCGCAAAAATGATAGATTTTTCTGACGCAATAGATGTTAGAGAGGTGAAAAACTTCTCTTTAGCAAACCAATTGTTAAAAATTAGAAAAAGTAGAAAAGAAAAAGCTGATATGAAGAAACAGCAAATGAATATTCAGATGCAAGCTAAAGCTAATCAACAATCAGCACAAGCTGCTTCACAAGGTAGAATGCAGGAGGAACAAATGAAAACTAAAGGTGAAGCGGAGCTTTTACAATTAAAAGCGCAACTTGATATGCAGAAAATGGAGGCAGAAGCGAAAAAAGAAGCAGAAATGATGAAGTTAAAGTTTGAGTATGATATGCAGCTTAGAAACGTAGATTCTAAGAATCTCAAGAAAAGAGAAGCGTCAAAAGAAGATAGAAAAGATAAAAGAACTCAAATGCAAGCAACTCAGCAAAGTGAGATGATTTCGCAAAGAAAACAAAATCTTCCACCAAAAGACTTTGCAAAGAAAAAAACAAAAGTAGAACAACTGACATCTAAAGGTAATATGTTTGGGCCAGCAGGATTAAATCTAATTGGCGCACAAGACAAGAAACCAATGATGATGCCTAGTAATAATAACAATCCAATGCCTATACCTGAAGAACAACCGCAAAATATGGAACCTCAAGCACCACAAGCTATGATGTCACCAAAGCAAGAAGAAGGCGGTTTAGCAACACTTTTGACTAAACTACAGGGTGGCCAAAACATGTAAAAATTTTATATAAATTTGTAATAATTTAATTTAATCAACTATGAGTGAAAATCAAGAAAAAGTTGACTTCAAAGTAGACTTGACTAAAACTCCTGAAGAAATTCAAGAGCAGCATCAAGCAAAAAAAGAAGAAGAAGCTAAATCCAAAAAAGAAGTCAAGGAAGAAGTTAAGGATGAGGCTGAAGAAAACGTAGAGGTAAAAGAAGAAGTAGCTGAAGAAGAAAAGAAACCTGAAGAAACACAGGAAGAAGTAAAGGCTGAAGAAAGAGACCTCACGGATAAAGAAAAAATTATAAAAGAGTATTTATCATCCACATATAATATGGATGAAGCTCAATTAAAAGACGTTCTTTCAAATAAAGAAGATAAGGTAGAATTACCAGAAGAAGTTCAAAAATACCTTGCGTACAAAAACGACACGAAAAGAGGTATGGCTGACTTTGTCGCTGCACAAAAAGATTATTCAAAGATGAGTGACATAGATTTAATAGGTCATTATATGGCGCAAGTAAATCCAGAATACTCAACGGATGACATAAATTATCTTATGGGTCAAGAATTTGGCTATCAAAAAGATGATGAAGAAAATGTAAAGCGAGGTAAAATTCTAGCTATGAAAAAAGAATTGCGAAAAGCTAAAGAATACTTTAGTAATGTAAAGGATAAATACCATGCTCCTCTTGAGTCAAGTGCCGAGAATGTTCCTGAAAATTATAAAAAAGCTTTAGATTTTTATAAGCAATATAGTGATGAGTCTACTAGAGCTAAGGCTAAAGAAGAAAAGAGTAGAGAGCTGTTCACTAAAAATACGAAATCGTATTTCAATGATGAATTCAAAGGTTTTGAATTTAAAATGGGTGATAAAAAATTATTTTATAAACCAAAAAACATTGAAGAAACAGTAAATGCTCAATCCGACCTAAGTAATTTTATTTCAAAATACTTAGATAAAGATGGAAATTTAGTTAAGGCTAAAGAATATCATACAGCGCTTTCAATGGCTATGAACCCAGAAAGCTACGCTAAGTTCTTTTATGAGCAAGGCAAAGCAGATGCGGTTAACGACGTAGTTAGAGACGGCAAAAATGTTGATATGAATGTTCGAACAAATGTAGAAGCATCTAAACCAGGGCCGAAATTTAGAGTCTTACAAGATTCTAATGATTTTAGCGGTGGTTTGAAAATTAGGAAATAAGTATAAACATTAAAAATTATTTAAAATGGCACAAAGTATTAATTTTGACGGTAGTTCATCGATATCAAATGTCGGTGGTTCTACTTCGCTTACGCCTGCTCCAGTAAAATCTGTACTACAGAAATCTTACTTAGGGAGTAGTGATTACACGTTTGCTCAACAATACTTACCTGACTTATATGAGAAGGAGTTTGAAAAATATGGAAATCGTTCTGTAGCTTCTTTTTTAAGAATGGTAAGCGCTGAGCTACCTTGTTCTTCAGACTTAATAAAGTGGAGTGAGCAAGGAAGGTTGCATATTTTAGCTACAGGTACTGTCACAGACGGTAACACGTTAGCTGTAACTGCACACAAATTTAGAAATGGACAAACAATTATCATTAAGAAAACTGATGGCACAGGGCCTACGTTACACGCAATTGTAACTGACGCTTCTGCTGCTGACGCTGTTGATGTTGCTTGTTTAAATTTAGCGACATTAGTTGCGGTTGGTGGCTTCACAGCTTCTGACGCAGTTTCTATGTTCGTATATGGTTCTGAATTCAAAAAAGGAACAAATGGTATGGATGGCTCTTACGATGCAGATTTCGCAGCGAAGGAAAACAATCCTATCATCTTAAAAGAGAAGTATGAAGTTTCTGGTTCTGAATTAGCTCACATTGGATGGGTTGAGGTAACAACTGAAAACGGTGCTTCTGGATACCTTTGGTATTTGAAATCAGAGCATGAAAGTAGATTAAGATTCGAAGACTATATGGAATTAGCTATGGTTGAAGGTGTTCCTGCTGCGTCAGGTTCTGCTGCTGCATCAGCTGGATTCAAAGGTACTAAAGGTCTTTTCTATGAAGTAGAAAACAATGGTAATGTAACTTCTGGTACAATCGACGCTAGATTAGACTTAGAAGATATTGCAAAAGTTTTAGACAAAGAAGGTGCAATTCAAGAGAATGTAATGTTCGTCAATAGAGGAACAGGATTCGACATTGATAAAGTATTAGCAGCTCAGAACAACTTTGGTTCTTCAGGAGCTTCTTATGGTTTATTTGACAATGACGAAGACATGGCATTAAATCTTGGATTCTCTGGATTTAGAATTGGATATGACTTTTATAAGAGTGACTGGAAATACCTAAATGATGCTTCTACAAGAGGTAACATTGGTGGTGTTGATGGTATTATTGTACCTGCTGGTACTATGACAGTTTATGACCAAGTACTTGGACAAAACGCTCAGAGACCTTTCTTACACGTAAGATACAGACAATCTGCATCTGAAGACAGAAAGTATAAAAACTGGGTAACAGGTTCTGCTGGTTCTGCTGGTATGAGTAGTGACTTAGATGCAATGCAAGTACACTTCTTATCAGAGAGATGTCTTGTTACGATGGGGGCAAATAACTTCATCTTAATGCAGTAATATTTAGTGAGATAGGGGAGCTTCGGCTCCCTATTCTCTTTTTAATTTAATTTAATTTTAATAAAATGGCAAAAGCAAATAGTAAACAAAAGTATGGGTATGAAACAGTTTACCCAAACCTAGAAATAAAACCTAGAATATTTCTATTACACGGAAACAAAAGACCACTAAGGTTTATGTTACCTGTAAAACATTCAAATTCAAAACCTCTTTTATATTTTGACGGCAGTATGAATAGAGCTCTTAGATGGGCTACTAATCAGACGAGTCCTTTTGTTGATGAGCAAGATGGTTTGGCTACAGTTGAACCAATAATCTTTGAAGATGGTAAATTAATGGTGCAAGAATACAACTCAAATCTTGTAAAGTTTTTGTATTTACATCCAGATTTCAATCAGAAGTTTTATGAGTTTGATGCAGAAAGAGACGCAAACAAACAAGTAGAAGATTTAACATCTTCTCTAGATGCGCAAGTAGCAGCAAAAGACTTGGATATTAGTGACTTAGAAGCTATCGCAAGAGTAGTTATGAAGTCAGGGGTTAGCAATTTAACATCTTCAGAGTTAAGGAGAGATATGATTATATATGCTAGAAATAACCCTGTCGAGTTTAATAATTTATTGAACGATGAAAATCTTAAGTTAAGAAACCTAGCAGTTAGAGCTATTGAAGAAGGAATTTTAATTTTAAAAGGAGACCAAAGGACAGTAGTTTGGGCTGGAGAAAAAAACAAAACAGTAATGGTAGCTCCTTTTGGAGAGAACGTATATTCAGCTTTAGCTTTGTTTTTTAAGACAGACGAAGGTTTAGATGTAATGCAAAACATTACCAATAAGTTATAAAACTAGAAGAAACCGTGGAAGGGTAAAGAGGGGTCTCATTTATTGAGCCCCTTTTTTTATTATTTTTGTAAAAAATATACTCATGATTAACAGCGTAAGAAACACAGTATTGTTTTTATTAAATAAAGATAATAGAGGGTATATATCACCACTAGAGTATAATCAATATGCTAAATTAGCTCAACTAGAAATATTTGAATCATATTTTGGAGATTATGCGAGACAAACGCAACTTCAAAATACAAGAAAAAGAGCATTAGGTTATGGAGATATAGTAGCACAAACTCGAAATAAAATTGATGTTTTTTCAACCTCAGCAACACTCACTTATAACGACGTACAAGACGGAGGTGTTGCGAGTGTCGGAGAAGCTAGAGATTATTTTAACCTTCCAAATAATTTTTACAGATTAATCAATTTAACATATAACGGAAAAGTATTAGAAGAAATACCGAAAGTAAAATTTGATATGATTATTGATAGCAACTTAAATACGCCATCATTAACATACCCTATATATTACCAGCAAGATTCGAGAATCTATGCTAGACCTCTCAGTATAAACTATACAGCATCAACACCACAAGGTAGCGAAATACCACTGATAATGAATTATATCAGGAAGCCAAATGACCCAATATGGGGGTATAACACTATACAAGGAGACCCTGTTTATAATTCAACAACAAGTACGCCTTTTGAAATATCAGAAGCGCATGAAATAGATTTAGTTATTAAAATTTGTGGATACGCTGGTTTAGCAATAAGAGAGGCTGATGTTGTAACTGTTATGCAGGGTAAGGAGCAACAAGAAGTACAACTAGATAATTCATAATTATGCCGACAATAGGACAATCAATAACGCAAAGAGAGTATTACACTAACAGTGGTGATAATCCAACCTATGACAATTGGGGGACTTATCAGTATATGTTACTAGAGGATATTATAAATAATTTTTTACTAACCTATGTTGGGGATGATAAACTAATAAATAAAGTAGAGAGATATGAAGTTATATTCCACGCAAAGAGAGCTATACAGGAGCTTCATTATGATGCTCTAAGAGAGATACAAGGGTTTGAACTTGAGGTTCCTGATACTCTTAAAATACCACTACCACACGACTTTGTTAGTTTAGTGAAGGTTGGGTATGTAAGTGAAGATGGGATGATATTTACTATAAATCAAAATTTTAACTCCTCAACACCAAAATCATATTTACAAGACGGTACTGTTCACAAGAACATTTTGTTTGATAACAATGATAATGCTTTGAGAGGTACGCCTGTAGTAGAAGAAAACTGGAGAGAAGGAACAGAGGGTGATGTAGATAAGCCGACAAGAGAGCATGCTGGAGGTAGATATGGTTTAGACCCAGCTACGACAAATGGTAATGGTAGCTATCTGATAGACAAAGACCAAGGATTTGTTTTATTTAGCTCAAATTTAAAAGGTAAAAATATAGTCATTGAATATGTTTCAGATGGATTATATGGTTATGCTGAAAGCGAAATAAAAATACACAAACTTGCAGAAACTTTTATGTATGATTACCTTGTTTCCACAATATTAAAAGGTAAATTTGGAGTTCAGGAGTTTGTTGTAAGGAGAGCTCAAAAACAAGCCTCAGCATCACTTAGAAACGCGAAGATAAGGCTCAACTCTATAAAGCTTGGAGAACTAACCCAGTTATTGAAGGGTAAAAATAAGTGGATAAAGTAGCATGAAGATAAAAAATATATTTTCCGCAGGTCGAATGAATAAAGATTTCGACGAAAGAATAGTACCAAAGGGAGAGTACATTGACGCTTTAAATGTCAGAGTTGTAAATAGCGCAGATGGTGACGCAGGAGCAATTCAATCTACAGAAGGAAACACACAACTAAGCAACATAAGTGTTACAGGTTCTCCTAGAGTTATAGGTTGTGTTACTGACGAATCTACAGAAAGAATTTATTGGTTTGTTGTAAACAATGTTGGACATAGTTATGTCTTTGAATACGATACACAAAGCAACTTTCAAAGAACAATATTAGAGGATACAAGAGCGGCAGCTACAAACGTATTGAAGTTTGATGTAATGCACAAAGTATATGGTAACGTAATATATAATGTAAGTAAGAAAGAAAATATATTATTGTTTACAGACGGTTTAAACTCACCAAAACTAGTAAATATTGAGAGAGCTATATCTTATGGGCCAAATGGGTTTGAAGAAGATGATATTTCTTTGATAAGAAAGCCACCATTTGAAGCCCCACAAGTTACTCCTTTCTTTACTAATGATAAAACAGAAAACTCTATAAAAGAAAACTTTTTTGCATTTGCCTACAGGTATAAGTACTTAGACGGTCAATATTCAGCATTATCATCTTTCACAAATTATCAGTTTCATCCTTCACCATTCAAACTTGATTTTGGAACCATGGAAAACAAAGGAATGGTAAATCTTTACAATGGTTACAACATACAATATAATACTGGAGATAAAAGAGTAACTGACATTGATTTATGTTTTAAGTTTGCTAAACAAAATACCGTTTATGTAATTGAAAGCATAAACAAAGCAGATAGTGATTTTGGAGATGATATGACTAAAACATATCAATTTACCAACAAAAAAATATTTAAAGCTTTACCAGCTGATGAGTTGTTTAGAATATTTGATGACGTTCCTTTAACTGCAAAAACTCAAGATTTTATAAAAGATAGGTTGATTTTTGGAAATACAACTTCTCAATATGATTTGAGGCAAACGAATGATGACAAAACTCCACCAATAAAAATAGATTATAATGTTGAATTAGAATCAACAGATATTGATGCAACTCAACTTACAACAACACTAAGTAACAGCAACCAAAATATAACAATAGATGTAAGTAATATTATTTTCGAAGTAAATAGTGAGTTAGTTTTTGGAGTAGATTTAACATCACCTGAAGATACGTATTTATCTGCTGCTTTTGGAAATGGTAGTGCTAGTTTTGCAGCAGGAGCAGTTCTTACAGCTACATATTCTGGAGTTAATGCTTTTGTAAATTCAGACGACTTTTCAATTTTCCTGCAATCACTAAATTCAAACTTTGCTGCTCAAGCAACTGTTACAAACCCAACCAACCTTTTGTCTACTGACTTTGGAGAATTTACTTTAGTATCATCTTCGACTACCACTATTGTTTTAAAAGCCCCAAAAATTACATTTACTATAGACACAACACCAGCTGATAGCACTGATAACACAAACCCAGGATTTCAGTTAATTAGAGAAAATCAGTTTACTTTTCAAAGCACAACAGTTGCTTCATTTGCAGCATTAGGCTCTACCTTATCGTTAAAAAGCAATAGAAGTTTCGAATTTGGTATTACATATTTAGATGAGTTTGGAAGATATACTTCAGTTTTATTACCAAAAGAAAGCGTAACGTCAACTTCTGAAATATTCGTTCCAGTAGGTAACTCTATGAAGCAAAATAGAGCAAAAATAACAATCAACAGCAGACCACCTTTTTGGGCTAATAGATATAAGTTTTTTGTAAAAACAAATAAAGAAGTTTACTACAATTTATTTGGAACAATTTTTTACGAAGATGGAGTTTACAGATGGATTTCATTAGAAGGTAATAATATAGGAAAAGTAGAGCCTGGAACCATGCTTTTAGTTAAAAGAGATGATGATGGAGCTCTAGGAGAAGAAGTAAAATGCAAAGTTTTAGAGGTTGTAGATAAAAAAGCAACGGATGAGCTGACATCTGGGCAATCGTGGATTGAAGGTAACACTGATGGCTCAGGAGAGCCTATAGTAGAAAAGGCTGGGTTACACATGAAGATAAAACCATCTAAATTTAGTATGGATTTTGACCCAAACAATTTTATTTCTTACGACCAAACTGACCACAAAAGTAGAGGTAAAAAATCAAGAAGAACAAAAGTTCACTTACCTTCTTTACCTCGTAATTTTACAATCAGCCAAAATAGTGGAGATGATTCCACTTTTGGGTTTTTACAAAGAATCAAAGCAGATGGGACAGCTTACAATGATTTAAAGTTAAGCACAGGAAGTAGGATAGATATTGATTGGTCTTTAAATGGTTTTAACGCAGACCCATCTTTTAATTACGAAAAAGGTTTTACAGTAGAAAATGATTATGAATCGACATCAACTAAAAATGCTTTTGAGCTTTGGGCTGATGCAGAAACAAACTGGGCTAAAACATCAATTACTTATACAGTACATGGTGTAACACACACCGTCAATCAATTTACTGTTCCATCTCAAAACAATGAGAACGAGGAGTTTACTTTTTTCTTATACAAAGACACAGGTAATCCCAACACAGCCAATCAAACTAGATGGACAATGCGAATTGAACCATCTGAAAGTGCAGCTTTTTTTGAAAGAAATACTCTAAACTGTAAAATTGATATAATCCTTTTAAATGGAGTCATTGTGTTTGAAACAGACCC